AGCCTTTTATACTTGGATTTTTTTTATAAAGTAATTTATTTCGGGTAGTTGAAAAAAAATATACACTATAAATTCCTTTAGATTTAAGTAATTTTTCTTCTCTATCTCTTCCTATAGCTCTAAAATCTTGATCAAATTTATCAACATTAGCTTCAGAGCCTTTAAACTCATTATTTAATAATATATTAATTATACCCTTTAAAGTAGTAAAATGGTATACTGTACCTAATTGTTTTCTTTCAAAAATAGACATATTGTATATTTACGTTATTAATATAAATATTTATACTTCTCTTTTGATCACAGTTTTTAATTCTTCAATACTAGGTTTAGGATTAGGATTTTCTAAATCAAATAATTTTTTAACACATCTGAAAATTTCTAAGTCCTCTTCTTGTGTTCTATCAGATTCAACTATTTCCCAACCTTTACCTTGCATCTTTTTACCAGATTTATCTGCACCACGTTTAGTAGATTTTAACCATAATACTCCTCTTTTATCTACTTTTTTACCAAAGTCTTCTTCATAACATTTGCTATAAATAGCAGTTTGTAAGTCATAAGTGGTTTGCAAATGATTAGAAGTTTTTAAATCTATAACCCACAATTTATCTTCTATTTCAACTACTAAATCACAAGTACCTGCTACTTTAATTTCATCTGAAAATAAATGTACTTCGGTTTCAATTAATTTAGGTTTATAAGTTTCCCAGAACTCGACAAATTTGATAAACATTTTCCATACCTCAGGTATGTATTTAGGTTTATTATATTGGTCTAAAAAAGTACATTCTTTACCATTTAAATAATCCTCACATAATTGATGAGTTTGAGTACCTTCTTCAGCTGCTTTTTTAACAATATACTCTGATGAGTATCCTACTTTTTTTAACCAATCTTCAAAATGTTTGCCTTTAGGATATGAAGATAAAACATGTGTAATTGAGGGATAATATTCACCATTTCTTTGATAAAATCTAGAATCTGGTAAAGTAATTTGTTGATGATCATCTGAAATTTTTAAAATTCTTTCATAACTCATAATTAAAGGGATAGTTTAAGTGAAAATAAATCAGAAAATGTAAATTCTTGAGATTGTTGTACTAAATGAGTAAAATGTTCAAAACCCATATCAGATGGATCTTTACCTTCTAATTGCACAACATGTAAATGTTTTCCGGATTGTAATAAATCTCCAGCAATTTTAAGTGTACTTTTTAAAGCATCACTATCTAAAGCCAGGTATATGTCTTTTATATTATTAGATAATAATTTTTTAGTTAATTGTCGGGACATTGTTTTACCATATAAAGGTATAGCATTTCTTTTAATAGCAATTGCATCAAATGCCCCTTCACAAAGTATAACAGGTAAATCCCAATTTATTAAATTTTCAAATCCAATTATTGAATTTTTATCAGTGGATACCGCATCATATTTTTTAGATGGATCTTTTTCAAATGAGCGAGCTATAAAATAATTTAATTTACCATTAGCATCATAATTTGGTATAATAATTTTATTAGCATACCTTCCTGTCTCACAGTATCCTATTTGATACTTAAGTATATCTGTGGATGTTATGCCGCGTTTTTTAACATAAGACAACGCGTGTTTTGCAATAATATCTGTTTTTGATAAATTATATAATGGTTTATATTCCTTCGGTAATTCAACGTTAAGGTTAAATTCTGAATGATCTATTTTAGTTGTAGTACCTAGTATTGAGTTTAATTCAGAATATTTTTCTTTATCGGCTTTTATAGCTTTGAATAAAGAAGCTATAGTTTTCCCTTTAGCATCACACGCCCAACAATGCCAAGGATTTTCATTCTTAGTTGTTGGTACCAAATTAATTTCCAATTTTGGTTTTCTATGATTACATAAAGAACAATGAAAGGCATAATTACCTTTTGAGGTAGCATTACCCTTTCCTAATACAGATTGTACTAGACCTAATAATATCCCGTTTACCATAACCTTATTTTATTTATTATACTTCTCTTACCTCAAATAATTTATGAAATTGATCAAGTTCTAATCTTTTTTGAGAAGCAAAAAATAATATTGCTCCTTCTAAATTTAAAGATTTTATTGAATTAATAGCTTCATTTGACTGTTTTGAAAAAAGGCTGTAGCGTTTCATGATATAGGATTTTATTGATAATATAATAAATTATTTTAAGGTATCAAAGTCTTTTCGGAAAAATTTTCCAAGGATGTTATCATTAATGTATTGGTCAGATTTTTCAAGTACTTCGTTTACAAAAAGATATTTAGTTTCATAGTAAGTTAATAATTTTTTTGTAGGAACAAAACAAAGTATTTCACGTTTAAAATCTTCTTTATTACCTTCTTTTATTAACTGTTTAATTTCTGATTGTGAGCCATAATAAGTTTTCCAATCACTTTCTTTAATAATTGTTTTCTTTTTGGAAGCTCTTTTATCAGTAATTAAAGCTAATTCTTTTTTACCTAAAGCTTTTCTTTGAACAGATATTAATTGTTTTTTACCTAAGTACTTTCTACCTGTTGGGGTATGAGTTACCTCATAGATAAACCCGAATGTAGATTCGGGCATATCTGTTAATTCTTTTATTTCTTTATTTTGATATAACCACATTTTTATTTTGTTTTTTATAAATCATATTTTACTACAAAAGTAGTATCTGTTACTGAGGATAAAGATATAGCTTGAGATAATTTAGCTACTGCTAATAATTCACTACTTTCATTATATAATCCTACTGTAGTAACGTAAGGAGAAAAATCTGATCCAGTAGCAAAAGGTGCTATTGAACCTGAATTATCTGTTGTAATAGTAGGGTTATTTGAAAAGTTAAAATCATTTTCTCCTACTTTACAACGTACTTCCTGTTCATAAATGATATACTCATTTTTGAATCTTAAAGTAGCGTTTGGATCTTGTGTTATAGCTGGCATAGGTTATTAAAGTTAGAAGTCATATATAAAAAATGATGGTCGTATAGAAAGTGTTATGGTTCCACCAGGAGTATAAGTACCTCTATCTATATCTACTTGAGCATCATAAGTTAAAGCAGAACCATCAGAATCAAAGAAAGTATAAGTTCCCCCACTTGTATAACCACAATTAACTGTTGTAGGTGTAAAATATGAATTCTCTAATAAAGGAGAAACTGTTGTAGCGACATTGCAATCTACAGCTGCACTACTAGAAATATTTATAGAGTAATCATAATATCCATTAGGGTTGGGATCTTGAATACCAGAAACTCCTTGTATTGCAATTTGAGTACTTGTGGTTTCTTCACTAAAATTAAAACTAGAAGATCTATTATTAGCAACTGAAATTACAGAACCTCCTAGATTTTTATATTTTATTGTGTTTCCTGAGAAATTTTTTATTTGTACTGTAAAAGGTTCATATGCTGGAGGAGGTGGTTCAATACAATCAGCACTTAATATATTACTAAAAGATGAAGTAACTAATAAACCACTACAGCTATTATATGCTCTAAAGTATACTGGAGTATATTGACTAGAAGGTGGTGATGGTAGATTACTTATATTAATAGGAAGTATTAATGGGGATGAATTTGTAATTCTAGAAGCTGTTACGTTACTTGTAAATGTTAGATCAGTACTATATTGTATAAAAGTATAAATAGCGCCTGTTGAACTCGAATTATAAGATATATTATAATTATAATCATAACTAGCACATGAAGTAACAGTAGCAGATGTTAATACTGGAATAGCACATCCTCCTGGAGGGCATAATACAGGGTCATATGATATTCTAGTATATAGTATTCCTCCTGGACAAGGGAATATATTATCTAAAGTCCCAGAAACAAATAATCGTTTAAAGTCTACAGTTGGACCAATTAAAATAGAACCACTAGAATAACTAGAAGTTACTAATGAACCTGAATATGGACCTGAATTAAAAGTTTGTTGAACTCCTGAACTTGAAACATATCCTGCTGAACCTGAACAAACTGATCCAGTATATGAAAATTGTCTACCAAATACTGTTAGTAATGAACTAGATGAAGTACATCCATTATTGTCTAAAACAGATAAACTATAAACACTACCACTTAAATTAGTTAAAGATACAGAACTAGAATTTGATGAGTATGTAACTCCTGATCCGGTATCAACAGCAAAATAAGTATATGGAGGTGTTCCTCCAGTGGCATTAAATATTACAGCATTAGAACATGAATCTATATATGAAGCTGTAGCTACAAATGTTATTTCAGTAGGTTGACCTACTGTAAATACTTTATAATAACCTTGACTAGCACAAGCAGATGTATCACTAAATAATTCTAATTCATAACTAGAAGTTGGTTCTAAGTTAGTAAATGTAACAGAAGCACTAGGGCTTACTAAATATGCTTGAACTACATAAACTCCATTTTTTATAAAGTCATAATAATTATTAGTTACAGCATTTGAAAAAGTAAATGTTGCAGTTCCATTAGTACCACCATAACAAGTTGCTGATGATGTAGTAAAATTAACTGTTACTTGCGGTAAATAATCCATATTGAATATAGAACTAGTAGTACATCCATAAGCATTCTTATATATAATAGTTGAAGCAGTAGTAGCGTTTGTGAAAGCCGTACCAGGATCAAATTTACTTAAATTTGTAAAAGCTCCTCCATTAACTGAAGCTTGAGTAGCAGTACCTCTTTTAATATAGATAATACCATTAGAAGCTGTACTAGAGCACAAAGGAGTAGTATAAAAAGGATATCCAACATTAGGTGCAATAGCAGGATACCAAGTAGTGAATGAAGATGAATAGACTGTTCCAGTATAATCTTTTACATAAAAAGTATTATTAGCGGAAGATAATACACTACCACTAACTGTTATACCAGTTAATGAATTAGAACTAGTATAACTAGCTCCTCCATCAAATGACCAACTATAATATGGTATTCCATAATTTATAGAACAAGTTACAGGAACTAATGAAGATGTTCCCCAACAAGTTAAACCGGTTGTATTAACTTGTATTTCTAAAGGTTGAGAAGTAATAGTTAAATTAATAGAACCAGTATTACTTCTAACACCAGTTGTACTAGCAATAGTATATCCTAATTGATAATTTCCTGGTATTACACTAGTTTGATTAGGTGTGATAGTTATTAAACCATTATTTTGAGTATAGTTTGGAAAATTACCTCCAGTAGATATAAAACTAGTATAATCTACATACCCACAATCTGTAAAATCATTACCTAAAATATCTAAAGTAGAAAGTGGAGTAGTGTTATTATATGAAAAATAATCATTTACCGCAGTAGGAGGTATTCCTAAAATGCACAAATAATTTTGATTTGTTATTACTATTAAACCTTGAGAATAAAATACGTTCCCAATATATAAAGAAGAAGTAGCTAAAGTATCTAATAAATTACCTTCACCATCATCTTGAATATTATAAGTTGAACCTGAAATGTTTACCGATTTGGGAGATAAACCTGAACCATAAATACTTTTATCTATTGAGATTATTACTACTCTACTTCCAGCATCTGGATCTAAATCATCTACATCGTATAAAGTTGAGACTTTATCAAATAATGATTGAGAACTTGGACTATCATAAAGAGCAAGTTGATTAGGATTTAAATTACTACCTGTAATAGTAGTTAAATTTCTAATTGTACCTGATACTAAAGTAGATTGCTCGTAATTGAAATATGAGGAAGATTGGAAAAATTGTCCCGTTAAAGATTTAGACACATAATTCTCATAATATAGATGTTTTATAGAGTCAAAAACTAATCTTCTATATTCTTCATTTGAAGTTTGAGTATCATCAATAGGATCAAAAGGATTATCTCTAGTAATAGGTAGATTTTCACCTACATAGATAGTTACTCCATTTTGAGAAAAAGTAGAACCACTAACCTCCCATTGTTTATTAGCAATATAGGAGGTTAAGGTTATATCATTTGAATTTAATGTTTTGTATGAAAAACTCATTCATTAAGTTGATTTTAGATTTTTAAAAGTCTAATTTTACTCTAACAAGAGCTTCTTTTGTAAAATCTTTTACTAAAGGCTTTGATAATTTAGCTACAGCTAGTAACTCATTATTATCATTATATAAACCAACTGTTGTAATATAAGTTTGAGGATTATTAATTAATGATGGGTAATAAAACTCACCACTACCACTTATCATAGATGGATTAGTAGTATAATTAAAATCACTATTTTGGATTCTTACAAAAACATAATCAGATGTAATTGTTTCTTCACTATTTAATGAAAAACCAAAACTACTAGCATTTTTTAAAGAATTATATAAACCTGTATTTGTACTGCCTAAAGCATTACTAGTATTTCCAGTGTTTGGAGATAAACCTATTCCACCAAAACTAGCGGATAAAGCTAAAGCTCTAGCATTCAATATAATTAAACCAACATCTGGTAAGAATTTACCGTATGAACCTGAAACTGTATATCCTGCCGCACTACTATTTGCTGGGATAGATGTTGTTGATGAACCGTTAGATCCACTTACTATATCAAATACTCTACCTGCATCACAATAAGTTAAAGAAGTTACATCTGCACTATTGTTAGTTAATTTAATTAGAGATGGGTTAATTCCATCTGAACCAGATAATGCTAAGTTGAATGTGCTGAGAAATAGTTTTTCTTTATAATTAGCTCTACTAATGTTTATAACATAAAAGTCAGGAGAATTAGTATTACCTGCACCGAAATTTAAATTAGTATTTTCATCTCCAGTTATTAAAGTACGGAATTGACCATAAGTAATTCTAGTAGGAGATTTACCTGGGATTGCAGCATTTAATGGAGCAGATCCTGATCCATTTATTTGACCGTAAGATATAGTAAATTGTGGTAAAGCCGAAGCATTAGAAGCGGGATTTACATTATATACAGGTAAGTATGCGTTGTTTGTGATTGCTGTAGAAGATGTAAAGTAATTTACTAATGTTGTAGTGTTATCACTCCATAAAGTTGAAGTAATAGAATCAGCACTTACTACAAAATCTCCAGGATTTAATGTTACAAAGCTCATGTTATTATTTTTATTAGCTAGTTACTTTAGTTATTGTTACAGGGATTGTTATTCTAGCTCCTGAATCTCTACCTGTTATAATTAATATAGTAGATAAAGAACTTCTAGTTCCAAATAGTGTATTAACAGTTGTCGCTGTTAAGTTTATTGTTGTTCCAACAACTGTTTTAGAAACATTAGTCCCAATTGTAGTTGATGAATTTAAAGCTTGAGCTTCTGTTGTATTTACACCTACACCATTAAATGTAGCTAATACTCTTGAATCTCCTATAGTAGCTGTATAACCAGATGGTTCAAATGTAGTTGTCGCTCCTAAATAATTTAAGGTTTGAGGTGTAATAGCAAGTGATGCTCCTTGACGTAATGTAATTTGAGCATAACCAACATCTAATACTGGTAATTTAGCAGTACCTCTTGGTAATGTTAAAAGTTTATACTTCATTATTTGTGTTTCATCAGGAAACGCTTCTAATATTGGCATGGCTTCAATAGCTTCACCGTAATAAGCTGATCCAGATGGATGGTTAGGATTATATAGAGTATAATCAATTTCATCATCAGATAATGAAAATTGAGTAATTCTAAATGAACCATCATTTTTAGCTAATAGTTCACGTCCCTTTTTTGTAAGAATAGCATCTACAGTTACAGATGTGTTATTTAAGAATCCCATAAGTTTTTATTAATTGCAGTTATAAATATATGTATTTTTTATTTTTTAAATTAAGTTTTGTGATTTTAAATTTTTGATAATATTACCAGCTTCCTTTTTTAATTCTGGTGATATATTTTCAGGGAGTAATATACCTGCTGATGTTTGGCCAGGATTTTTTTCATGATTTATTATAATATTAGTTTCATCTGGTATTTTAGATAGAATTATAAAATCTAAGATATGACCTATAGTTGAACCTGAAGGATTATTTGCACATGCTTGGTTTGGAATGTTTGTAGTAGTAAAATCCTCTGATACTTCAAATACTAGTCTACCTTCATATGAACCTACACCGTTAGAACCTGTCCCTATTATTTGGGTTGGTGGAGTAATATTTGTTATTTCTCTTTCAAATATTGAAGAAAATGGAAATAAGCCACTATCATGATTATAAAATCTAACTAAATCTCCTTTTTTAGGAATAAAATATTCTGTTATATCTTGATAACCTAATAATATAGATTGAGAAGGTACAATTTGAATCATATTATTTCCATAATACTGTCCTCCAGGGACATAATGATCATAATATAATCTAGATAAATCATATGAAGCAGTCATTAATAAAAATTGACTACCTGACTCTACTTTATTTCCTCTTTCAAAATACCAATTACCAAGATTACTTGAACCTGAATTAAAACCATTATCTACAGATCCTGTAAGATATATTTGGCCTGGGGCTTGGGTATAATAATATCTTCCTCCTATATTTTGAGTAGAAATTCCTATAGTAGGAGCTGTTGAAAACGTAAATGGTGATTGTCCAGTAGATTTAGTAAATGTATATATTTGATTAATATTACCTATAGCCTCATTTAAATTTTTTAACTGAATATTCCCACCTGGTATTCCTGCGGGCAATATTATTAAACCTTCAAATGGGAATGTTGCGGTTATTATTACCCCATTATCAATAACTAAAGGATATGTACCAGAACCAGTATTTAAAGATACTAATTTGGTTGAAGTTTGAAATGTATTTTGAACAGATGATGTTGTAAAAGTCACATTACAATCTAGTATATAATTACTAAAATCATCAAATCCCCTTGTATTCCCAATACATAAAGGACAAGCGGGACCAGTTACAAGTTGAGGTCCAATTACATTGGCAATTGTTGGCCCACCTCGATCTGAGATTGTTGCTATTTTACCTGCAGGAACATACATACTTCCAATTCTATCATTTAAATTTTGTACCCCATAATTAAGAGTAGAAAAGGTCCATGCTTCTTGATAACCAACTGGCGCTTTAAATCCTGTACCGGTACCATTATAACCATCATATAATATTACAGGGTCATTTGGAGGAGGTGAAAATTTCATTGTTACGGTTACACTTCCTGTTATTTTTTGTCTAATTTCTACATCAGAAGGAGTAGTTCTTGTTATAGGGAAGGTTATCCCTGAATTAATAGTAGTATTTAAAGAGTTAGGATAAGTTCCAGGTGTGGTATAAGTAATTGGATTTGTTAGAAAAGGTATTCCTATATCAAAACTTGGAGAAATACTTGATGTAGTTTGACTACCAGCGGCTGGGTTAGGTACCGCAATATCATCTGCGAAAGCGAATTGTATATTATTATGAGCTGATTGTAAGTTAGAATAGTTTTGAAGTATAGGTTCGTATTTAAATCCTCCGGCGTAAATTGCTTTTAAGCCATTTAATAATTTTTGTTTTGAAGGTTGATTTATATTTTCTAATGCTATATTTGCATCAGTCCTATTAAATATATCTTGAACATCAAATAGATTTTTATTAGCCTCTGTTAATTCATTTACATTAGAAGCACTATCAATTAAATATTTTAAATTTACATTTGATCTTCCTGTTAATGTTAGAGATTGAGAAGTTACTTCTGTAAAATATGCAAATTTAACTGAGTTTTGATTTATAACAGGATCTTTACCATAAGATATATCTCCTAAAGAATAAGTATTATAAAGAGCCCCTGTTAATTTACTACCATTATATCTTGGAGTAATACTTCTAAATAAAGTATAATTACTATCTTGAACAGGAGCAAATAAAAATGGATTTTGATCATTTAAATTTGATAATAAACTCCTAGTTAAGTATATGTTATTAACTGGTATTATAGGGTCATAAGCGTAATCAATATCTAAATATTTAGGTGTAGTTCTAGTTATAGATACATTATTTAATATTGGGTTTATAGGTATTCTATAAAGATTATTGTATATAGCTTGAGATGAAGATGCAGGTAAATTATTATATTCATAAATAATATTCTCATTTGATTGAGAATGAACTGTTATAACTGTTCCACCTAATTCACCTGTAAATAATTCTCTTTTATCAGTATGATATTGAGTTATACTGCCTGAAATGTAAGATGTAGAAGAAGTGAAATTTGTATTTAAAATCTCATCTAATCCATTAGAACCAGTTATAAAAGCTGTTTCTATTGAACCACTATAATCTACTTTAATTAGTGAAGGCTCATGTCTTGCTATTTTATTTCTTTCTAAAATATGTGGTTTAATAACTAAACCAGTAGAAAGATTAGATTTAGCAGGTACAAAATCTTTAATCATTTTGAATAACGAGTTATCAAAATAAGATAAAAGTTTTATTAAATCAAATACATTTTCTTTTCTAGAATACTTTTTAAAATAAAAATTTCTTAAATCTGTTAAAGCAGGATATGAACTTGAAGCTGCTAATCTTGGGTCACCAATATAATCATCAATGCTAAATGAACCTAATTGGTCTATTATATCAGCATTAATTGAATCCTGAGGAGAAATAGCTACTTCAACTACATTTAAATCTGTAGAATAAGGATACGTTTCAGGTTTTTGTATTGAAATATAAGGTGTTAATACATCTCCAGGTACTAAATTAGGAATAGCAATTCTTACCTTTTCATCTATTTCTGTAAAGTTTCCTACATTAGGAGTATTAATTAGAAATGTCTCATGATTAATACTATAAGAAGAAGAAAGATAATTATTAACAATTGCTCTTGAAGATGTTACAGAAGCACTTATAAATGAAGCAGTAGGTGCAGGATGAACTGAATTTAATGAAGATGTTTTTAAATTATCTAATTCAGAACCTAAAGGTAATCTAAATATTAAATTATTATATGAACCTGTTACACTATTGTAAGAAATTGAACGTGGATTTAAAATATGATCTTTAAAATCATCTATTGGAATAGAACCTATCCAATATCTAAATTCTTGAATTGAACCAGAAAATGATTTACTTACTATATTTCCTCCAGGATATAGAGTTTTAATAGTATTAAATACTGAATTGTAAGTGTTTGATACTGTAAGTGAACTAGAAGTTAAGTATTGTATACCATTATCATCTTTATTACCAATAGTTAAAGTATAAGTATTATTTGATGAAGTCGCAGATGCTCTTAAACTACCTGTCTGTCTAGTTAAATTTAAATTCCACCAATCATCATTATATAAAGGTAAAGTTATAGGAGTAGAATTTGTAAAACCACCACTTCCAGATATTCTAAAATCTATTTTAGCATATGAACTAGAAATATTAATTACTCTTATATTTAATTTATTATCAGAAGTTTCTAATATAGATTGAGTTGGAAGAGTTCCAGTAAATTTAAATCTATATTCTAAAGTATCAGGATAAATATCATTAAAACTACTAGATAAAAATTGTTTATAAGATGGTTGAAAAGGTATAGCTAAACTAGCAGTACTACCTAAACTTAAATTATAATCAAATTTAGGTGTTATTTGCTCAATAATATCTTGATCTTTTTTATTACCACCGTATTCTTTTATTTTTATAATAGTATCAGGAATACCAAAACAATTTATTAAAGAATATAAACCTCTTCTTGTACCTTTAGTTTTAAGTAAATAAGGTAAGTTATGATAAATTCTTTTATAGGTTTCTTTTAGAATATCATCACCAGGAATAGTATATTGAGAAGCTGTCACATAATTATTAATTACAAGAGAACCTGTAGAAGGTAAAGTACTATTATTAGGATTTATTCCTAATAAGGAAATATAAAGATCATCTTGTCCTCTTGAATTAGTATAAAGTTTAATACCAAAATTTCTTAAAGTATCTGCTACTAAATCTTTTGAAATACCATAATCAATTCTATTATCTGCTACCTGTAAATCAGTGATATCCTTAATGTAAGTCCAAATATAATCATAATGTTGACCAAGCATTGAAACAAATAATTCTAAGTTAGAATTTTGCTGATCTACAGTGATATATTCTGGCAAATTATTCCAAACATAATCTCTATTAGAAGTATCATAATTAGAAGCTATTTGAGATTGATTGTTAAACCAAGCAATAGATGCCGGATCCGCTACACTTTTATTAGTGTAAGGTTTAGTAGAATTTATTTTAGGCCAAGCGTTACTTCCAGATTCATAGTATAAATAATATTCGTATCCATCTAATTTTTGGATAAGAGTATTTAACTGATTTTGTAAAGTAAGTACACTTGATGAAATATAAGTTATACTTGAAGATATATTTAAACTATTAATAGCGTTAATATCTGCTTGTAATAATTGAATTTGATTTAATTTGTATTTAAAATTTTGTAAACGCTCATTAGCAGAAGAGAAATGAACAAAATTAGAAAAATCATTATAATCAATAGAAATTTCAATACTTTTTTCTTCTAACCAAGATTGTAATTGTTGATATGAAGAAGAAACATTAGAACTTAATAAAGTAGATAAGTTTAAGTATTTAGTAGTTAAATTAGCTTTTTCTGCTAGTTCAATATTAATATTAGGTCCTCTTAAAGGAGTAAAATCTGTTGTAGCTTCTGCTAAAAAATCAGTAGTGACTTGAAAAGCATAAGGATCAGATATATTTTCTACTAACCAAAATGTATCTTTAACTGTTATATTTGAAGGTAAGGGTTCATACAATTTAATGTATAAACTAGGTAATGTTTGATTTACATTATCAAAAGCAATATTTACCCCAATATAGGTTTTATTATCACTAAAATTTAAAATAAAATCAGAATAAAATGCTCTTGAATTTCTTTCAGCAACAAATGTTAAATAAGATTGTCCTAAAGCAGTATATGAAGTATTATTAGTGGAAACTTTTATTTCAGTTCTATCTGATGATATTTCTGTAATATAAAATTGGTTTGCTATAGAACTTGAAAATAAGGTTCTATAAAAATTATAAACTACATCATATACTCCTTGGTTTAAACCAAATGATTCTAAGTCTGCTTTAGGGTCAACAACTATCTGACTATATAAAGAAGTTCCCTCATTAGTTTTGTATGTAGTATAATTTTTAAAATCATATACAATATCTAATAAATCGCCATTAGATGATATAATATGTAACTCTATATTGTCTCCAGGTAAACCAAATTCTTTACTTACATTTAATGAGTTTAATAAAGCTTCATCTTTTGAAGTATAGTTTTGATTTAAAAATTGAGTTGAATCAATATTTGATATGTTGGTAATTTCCATTATTTGGATGCTGTTAATTCATCTATAGTTTGTTGTAATGTTAGATTTTCTAGTCTTAATTGGTTTATCTCGTCTAGTAAGGCATCTATCTCTCCTGTGTTTTGGTTTACACCTACATACTCTGTACTTCTTTTTATTAATTCTAAATGTGAATTAAAATCTCCTTCAGTAGGTATTTCATAGAATAAATTATTATATTCATTAAAAAACTGATCTACTGTAAATAATGAAGCTGTTACTTGAGTAGTGGGTTTAGTTAATTGGGAAAATTCAGTGTTAATTATGTTAGGGTAAGTAATTTTACCATAAACATTTCTATTTAATTGAATAATTTCAGCCATTATCTAACTAATTTAAAGTAATTTAGTGGGTCTTCTATAACTACAGTCTCACCATTTGAAAGTATAGTTTTTATAACAATTTGATAATATCTTTCAGGTTCTAAACCATTCATATAAAGTTTAAAATAATTACCATCATTATTACAACTTACTTTAGTATTTTTAGTATCAAAATCAATTACCATTTCTTCAGTTTTAGCATCTTTTAATGCCCAATAAGTAGTAATAGGTAATGCTTTTGGAACTAAATATACTGAAGTAGTAGAAAATGCTCTAGCTGGAAATTTATCTCGAGCTCTTAGTGTGAAAGTATAAGTTGTGCCTTCAGGGAATGTATTTTGTAAATTAGAAATAACAGCAGAAAAATCTGATGTTGTTATTTGGGTTAGTGTAGTATTATAATAACTATCGTCCCATTTTAATTCTAATTGTGGAGGATAGATAGTATGGCTATCCATTGAAAAGAATTTGGTAATTAGTGGTGTAGTACTATCTTCTATACTTGAAGAAAGTTTTAATAAAAATCCATTATTAGGAATTGAACTTGATACCCAAGAATTAACAATAGAAGTAGTATTCATGTTAATATCTTTATTATCAATATAACTAAAGGATTGAGAAGCTGGTGTATTAATAAAAGAACTACCAGTAGTCGCCCAATTAGAAGTTAATGTTCTACTAATCCAAGTACATCCTATAGTAGTAATAGGAGTATCAGCAGATTTTCCTAATCCCATATCCCAACTTTGAGAAACAGGATAAGCATAAATTGTGTAATTTATAGGTAAAGTAGCATTTGCTAAAAATAATCTAAGAGAAGCACTATAAGCACTTCCACTTATAATATTAGTAACAACATCAGTTATTTGTGAGGTAGGAAATTGAATTAAAGCACGGTTTACATCAGCATTAAGTGCAGTAATATCAGTTTCATTTGAAATCTCCAGAATTTCATCTCTACCAAAGTTTTGGGTACTACGGTATTTAGAGATAAAAGTATCTTTCTCAGGGAATATTTTATAAACAGCCATAAATCTAATATATAATATAAATATACATTAGATAAATTTTTTTAAAAAGTAACTACTCTACCTTGAATATCAGTTGTTAAATTTTTAACTTCAAAAACACTAGGATCTAAAGAAGGATAAACAATACTATTAATTGTAGCCCCTTTAATATCATATGAGTATTGTGAATATCCTGAATTAGTTCCGGCTTTATTTATTATTTCAACATTTTGTACTGTTTGTACTCCATCAACTTGATCTAAATTACTGTAAATATCAGATAAAATAATTGGTTGATTTATTTGCCAATTATCTATATTAAAATAAGATTGTAATACAGTTAAACAGTTATTTAATACTAATTTTCCATTATAATTAGGCCTAACTATTATATCAAAATTTACTCCTATATTAATAATAAAGGCATCTTTTATAGTTACACCATCAGTTAACATTCTATATTCTGAAAGGAATGTTTTTAAGTTTTGTTTTAAAGCTAAACTAGAAACTGCTAAGTTATTATTGGTATCTTTAGATAAAATGTATAATGAAATAGCATTAGGGTTTTGAGTAGCTAATAAATTTGTTGGATAATTAACACTTATTCCCATATCCTGTGTTGGATAGGCTTTAGAGATTAATCCAAATTTAGAAGGTAAAGATAAAGTTCTAATAATATAATCATCAGCTGTAATAGTTCTTAACTGTGTAGGATACATAGCTAAAGAATTTTGTCTTATTTCTTCATTTGTATCTCCATCTCCTCCTCCTATAGCAGCACTATCATTAGTGAAAGCTAAAGAATTAAGTACTGTAGTTTGCATAGCAGGATCTAAATTAGTTCCAGCAAATGTAGTATTACCACCTATTTTTTTAGTTAAAGTATTAGAAGCTATATTTGAAGTAGCTCCTCCTCCTTTTAAATAAGTTACTGTTAAAGTAGTATTTGAAGGTGCTATACCATAGGTTTGTGTATATAAAAAGTTTGAAGGATCCCATGCAGTCATCATTTTATCAACTCCATAAGGTAAACCTAAACCTATATTATCTGGATTAGGAATAATTTCTTCATCAGCTCCTGATGATACTCCTGGCCCAAATTGTAATTCTAATGAATTATTGGTTTTAAAACGAGAAACAAATCTTCTAGGTACTTTTTTTAATTTAAGTAAATAAGGAGTAGTATTACTATATTGTGATAAATTAGGATCATTTGTAGCGGTATTTTCAACTGCCTCAAAAATAGTATCTTGAGCTAAATAAGGTACTTCATACCATTTATTATTATCAGAATCAACTGCGCTAACTAATGAAATTATATTAGTATCAGTAAGAGTAACGGTAGGAAAACGTTCAGGATTACCAAATGTAAAGGTAGTTGTAGTTAAAGCTCCTGCCGTGGCTTTCGCAGTTTTTTGTAATAGATAAAATAATGGATTACCCTGTATATCGTAATTTAAAACTGAGATGTCTATAGGAGATGATCCTGAATTAGAAAAATCAATTTTATCATCAATATAAAAAGCTACATTTCCTATTGTGGATTGTAATTGTGTTCCCTCATCTAAAACTAAAGCATAACTAAAATCAGGTACATATTGATTATTTCTTAAAGTTGAAGGTACAGATTGGAAAACAGTAACTTCAACAGAAGCGGCACTAGTAACTTTAGGACGGTACCCAAAATTATAAGCTATAGCTAGTAAATTTTTTCTTTGTTTAGCAAATTGTAAGAAATTTTCTTGAATTTGATTATCTGTATAAAATGAAAGAATATCACCAACATATGAAGCCATTTCAATAAGCATCATACCTGGTGAGGCATCTGTGAAATCATTATAGGTATTAGGATAATAAGTTTTAGCAAAGTTAATTAACTGTGCTTTTAAACTATCAAAATCCTTATTTAAATATTGTACTGCTTTAGTATTAGCCATTATTAAAATTTATTGCTATTTCGTCTTGTATGTTTGTATTTAATATAGAATAACTAAAATATATTTGAATTAAATTTTGATCAGGTAAAGAACTAACTGTTAATTGGTTCACTTTAACTTGAGGAAAATAATCACTTATTCCAAATTTTACAATATCTTCTATATTTTGAACTGAGCCTTGAGTTATTTGTTCAAATAATTGTTCTCTAATACCAGCTCCAAAATTAGGATTCATTACTCTTTCTCTTTTTCCTGTTAAGAAAAAATTTAGAATATTAGATTTAGTAGCTTCAGCAGTAGTATAAGTAATATTTAATCCAGTTGGACCATCAAATGGTAATTGAACACCTACACCCTTACTAGGTTGTAAGTCTAAAGGATTAATATATACTACATTATAAGCCATTAAATACTACCTTTTTCTTTTAGAGCACCCATTAATTTTGAAAAATCAGGTACCACATCAATACTTACGTCATTTATATCACGTACAGGACCTTGAGATTTAATCATTTCATCTACAGTTGCTACTACAGGAACATTACTTCCCCCACCCATCATTCCTGGAGCTCCTCCATTCCAGCCTACAGCGTCAGCTGCGTTATAATTACCACCATTTAGATTTCTCCATTCACCTGCTTGAGCAGTCTCATTTAGAATATCTAACATAGGATTACCTGTTGAAGGGATTGGTTTTCTTTCTTCAGCAATTACCTTTGAAAATGATGGTTTATAAGTAGATTCTACTCTAGAATAGGGTTGAGTAGAGGTATTTTCAGTTAAATTAGGTTTGCTAGCAGCCTTAACTGCTTCAAGTAGAATATCTCTCATTTCTTCTTGAATAGCTTTTTTAACTTCTTCTCTAATTACTTTTCTGAATGCGTCTAATTTCATGAATATAAATATTTAATATTAAAACTTATTTTAATCTGGTGTTACTGGGCCTACTATAGTATTATCAGGGTTTAATCCTGTTGATGCTACTATATCTGTTACTTCTTGGTCTGTTGGTGAATTATTACCTGGGTCACTAGTACTTGTTTGACCTTGTTTATCAATATAATATTGACCTTCTTTAATTAATACTTGATCATTAGTAGCAAAAGTAGGTGTACCTTCATATTCAATAACTCCTCTTTGATCTGCTACTACTACTCGTCTTCTTAAAAGAGTAATACCATTATCTACTACTTCTTCTTTTATTATATTAATAGTATACCCATTATATAATAATGGTAAGTTTGTAGTTTTAGCTGTAGGAAATAAATTATCTAAAGTAGCTAAATTACTATTTAAAGAATCAATACTTCCTTGTACTGAAGATAATAATGCTTGGTCTTCATTAGTATAAGAGCAAGCTTGGAGATTTTGATATAATATATTAAGTCCTGTTAATAGCTGTAGTATTTGTCTTCTTATACGTTTTATATTTAATAAAACTGTACCGTTTAAAAATTTAGAAACAGTACTTGTTATTTTTTCTAAATCATCAACTAATTGATTACTTTTAGAAATTCTATCAGATTG